GCGAACACCAACGGGTCCCTCGAAGCGGGTGATTATATATCAACCTCGGGTATTTCAGGGTACGGTCAACGCCAAGGTTCGGATTACCTTAAAAATTATACAGTGGCCAAAATAACTATGGATTGTGATTTCAGCCCAGTGAGTCAACCCATAGAAGTTATCAAAAAGGATGAAGATGGGAAAAACGTTCTCGATGCACATGGACAGATCCAATGGGAGAACCATACTACAGAAACGGAAAAGGCATATAAGATAAGGTACCTCGATGCATCAGGCGCTCAAACTGACGAATCCAATGCGGTCCACATCGCAGCCTTTGTTGGGTGTACATACCACTGTGGCTAAGTCCCAAGTGACGAAGTCACTTGTATCTAACCAGTGAAGTTCTATGAACTTCCCAGCTTAAAAATAAACTCTCACTATATTATAAAATGTCTGGTGGTATTGCCCAACTCGTAGCCGTCGGAGCCCAGGATGTGCACCTCGTCGGTCAGCCCGAGGTGTCTTTCTTCAGGTCCACCTACAAACGTCATACAAATTTTTCCCAAACTGTCGAGCGTCAAGTCATTCAAGGTAACGTCTCGAACAACGGTATGTCCACCGTCCGCTTCGAGCGCAAGGGTGACATGCTCAACTATGTCTACCTCGTTCCCAACACCGGTCTCAAGAGTAATACTATCACTGACTGGACTACCGTAATTTCCAAGGTCGAACTTATGGTGGGAGGTCAGGTTATTGATGAACAGGATTCTACCTACTCTACTCTCATCGCACCCACCCTCTCCGCGACCTCCTCTTCCAAGTCGGTTGCCGGTGATCTCTACGGTGGCTCTACCAACGAGCGCTTCTACCCTCTCAGGTTCGCTTTCTGTGAGAACTGGCAGACTGCCCTTCCTCTCATTGCCCTCCAATATCACGACGTGGAGCTTCGCATCACGTGGGGTGCCTCTGCGGCCAGTCACAAGTGGGATGTATTTGCGAATTATGCCTACCTCGATACTCAGGAGCGTGAGATGTTCGCAGCTGAACCTCTTAACATGCTCATCACCCAGGTCCAGAAGGCTGTATCTTCCGGTTCCAAGATGCAGGAGCTGAACTTCAACCACCCCGTCAAGTACTTAACAGCCGCTGGTGACGATTCGGACACCACCGCCGCTGGTGGTTTAGCCATTCTCAATGATGATAACAAGCTCAAGCTCCAAATTAACGGTACCGATGTTGCCGACTTCAAATTTGCCAACCCTAACTACACCTCGGTTCCTCTCTATTACCACACCTCCCATGGTAACTCTACCCCCGCCACCAAGCTCTTCACCTACCCTTTCTGCCTCGAGACTGGTAAGCTGCAGCCCACTGGTACCCTCAACTTTTCTCGACTTGATTCGGCTCGTATCATCAACGATACTCGGTCGGTAAATAAGGATATTTATGCCGTTAATTACAACATTTTAAGGGTAGAAAATGGTATGGGTGGTCTATTATATTCTAACTAATTAGTAAAAGATGCTTTGGAAAATAGTTTTTCTTCTCTCCATCGTTTTTGTATTGACGTACGATCCTAAGTCCAGGACACTTGAAACCTTTGTCGGTCAGCCCACAACGCCAGCCACACAGAAATCATGTGAAAATGCGCATTACGAAGCCGTCCAATTCGCTCAGACACCTTACGAGTGTCCCACTCCCGGTAAAACCAAAATGGGTGCCGTGATGTAGAATACTTAAAAAGAAGATGTTATTTTTATTTATAAATGATTCCGGTTACGAAAGACACGCTTTTGATTGTCGCGACCATCGTGTGTGCCGTAGCACTCGTTTTCCTTTTTAAAGAGTTAAACAAAACTAAAAAGGATATTGACGGGTTTAAGAATTTTTCAGCCCAGGTCGTCAGGCACCTCAGCGCTCCCCCCGAAGAACCATCTGTTCCTGAGACAGAGGAGGAACCCGAAAAAAGTGATGTAAAGGAGGACGAATAAACATATCGCCTTATTATAACTTGCGAATGCGCAATGAAGAAGTACAAAGCGATTGCAATACCGGTTAGCTTTATCGACGGGAAACCTCGGTTTCTCACAGTGAGAGATTGGCGCTTCAAGGATTGGATTTTTGTCACAGGAGGGTGTAGACGAAGAGAAATATTCAATCCTTTACGATGCGCACTACGAGAATTGGAGGAGGAGACACGTGGAGTTGTCTCCCTCAAGAATGGTGAATACACAGAATTTAAATTTATACACAAAGAAAGTCCAACGGTAGACCTGGAATATAATGTATATATATTTTTCGTTAATTATAACCGATCAGAACAACAAACCCAAATACGAAAATTCTATGAAGAAAAACACAAGACACAAATTAAAAAGATGAACAATCAACCCATACGCAAAACACATGACGAAAACGATTATATGAGTTATGATACACTCGAAGAATTCAACTCACGTAAACGTTGGAAACTCATCATAGATAATGTCATAAAAAATCCTAAATTTTATGCGTGCATAAGTTCTCATAACAGAAAAACCTTCTCTATTAAATAATGAAGTCCAAGGCTTTCATTTTAAGGCAGATAAGTGAACTGTTAGAGAAGAACAGGGGTATGTGCGAAGAGGAAATTCAGGAATGGCTCAAACAAAATGAAGAAAAAACAGTATATGAATTGTTAACCTTTAAGAAGGAACTTTCTAAAACAAAAGAATACCAGGACGTTTCCTGTATGAAATGGTTTAGAGATGATGAACAATAATAAGGTATGTTTAAGAATTGGTCACAAAGATTCAATAATGCTACCAATCTATCACACGTGCTCATGGACGGGGGTAAACTCTCTGTGCCGTTTGATAGATTGAATGAATTTTACGATATGTATATTAAGGCTGTAAAATCGGGAGAAAGGATTTACGTCGTCGAACAAAAGAGTGAGACGTATAACTTTTTCGTGGATATCGATTATAAAGACCCAGAGCCCCTAGGAATCGATGAGATTCAGGACATTTCTAAGGTTATTTGTGAGACGGTAAAGTTCCACGGTGGTAAAGAGTGTCTTATTTCTGTCTCACAACCCAAACCGTCAGGTGACCTAATTAAAACTGGTGTACACCTCAATTGGCCCAATTTTGTGGTTGATCAGATATCTGCCATCTCACTCCGCGAACACATTCTCGTGTCCCTCTCAAAATTTAAGAGTAATATGGATTGGAATGCAATTATCGATTCATCTGTATACGGTGACGCACGTAGAAAGACAAAGGGGAGTGGATTTAGAATGCCATGGTCGTATAAACGAGCAAAACATGAAGCGTGTGATGGTAAAGGGTGTAAAGATTGTGATAATGGTAGAGTAGACCAACTGGCATATCTTCCAGTTTTCATATACAAAGTTGGTTCTCTCACGAGAATAGGTCAGGACCCAACCGTTGAAATTCTTAAAATGTCAGCCGTTCGAACCGATGCACCTACGACAGTTACGGTAGAGCCACCTTCTGTATCTTTGAAAATCAAAGAAAATTCCTTTTCAGATGAACAAATGAATAATGAAATCTATGATGAAGAATTGAAACACAAAATAGAAACATTTATTCGAAAAAATATGGAGGGTCAAGGGTGTGCATACATCACTAAACTATTCAAAAACAAAGAAACATATTTCGCAGCGACAAATTCTAGATATTGTGAAAACGTAAAAAGAAATCATGGGTCGAATCATGTGTGGTTCATCATAAGTGGAAGGGAGATTCTCCAAAAATGTTTCAGTCGACATGAAACAATTAGGGGAAGACGTGATGGCTTTTGTGAACACTTCTGTGGTAGAAGACATAAATTAACAAATGACATTATTGATAAACTTTACCCTAAAAAGGAAACACTCACAAAGTGTCCCGAAATAAAAAAAATTGTAGAAAAACCAGAAATTAAACAGATGAATGTAAAACCAGATCTTGAAAACTTCATTAATAAGAATATGAAATGTAGTGATGATACACGTGTAGTTAATGTAACTCGAAATAAAAATAATTTTTTAGTGTTAACCACATCTAATTATTGTGAAACTATTTCTGGTGTACATGAAAATAAAACTATGTCATATATCATCACCAAAAATAAAATAAAACAAAAATGTCCAATCTGTAAGAAAAATAATGGAAGAACTCACATCTTACTCCCCAAAATAACTGATAAACTTCAACCTAAAGATACTTAAACAGAACAGTGTTTAAAGTATATAAATGACTCGTTCTCGCTTTGGTAGGGTTATAAAGAAGCCCGTTCTTTATATACCAGTAGAAACTGTACTAGACGACGATTATGCTACAGATGATCATGATGATTTTGAAGATGATTCAGTAATTGATACTGAAGATGAATATAACTCAGAAGAAGGTAGTGATGACGATTACGACGAAGACGCTGATGATAATGGTAATCTCAAGGATTTCGTGGTAGATGATGAGAGTGAGAGTGAGGAAGAATCGGCTTAAAAAAAACAAATTCTATATTAGAAATGGAAACTGATATTGGTAATCCTATTGAGTACAACCCCACTGTCGACCCTTTAAATCAGGAAATTGAACACGAAAAACAGGAGATGGTTGAAGACCAGCCGTATTATTTCCATCCGAGTGAAATGAATTATCCACCTCCTCCACCTCAGCAAAATGCAAAAATCGATATATTCACGAACATTGATAAATCTACGTGGATAATCGCGTTTGCTGTTTTTCTTTTAGGATTTTTCATGGGTAAGACTATGCAGCCAGTTATATTAAGATACACTTAAGTCACGTATACGTCTCGACAGTTTAGTATCAGAATCTTCATAACTTTCAGGTGTCGACGGATCCTGTGGAAATCCATTTAACCAGTGTTCCTCTGGAACGCCAGAGTAAGCAACAAACGTTCCTATGTTACCATATCTAGGGGGGATTCCATCTCGCCCAAAAAGAATGGGACCCCTGTATGTATCTTCGACGAACCCTTTCGTACTAGATGGTTCAGAAACTGTTTTGTTTTTTAAATCGTATTTTGGTTTAAAAAACAAAATAAAGAAAGCTCCGACTAGGAGTATCGTGATGATAATCCTAATCATTTTGTTTATTGTATATGAATATTATTTACGCGGATGAAACCTCTGGCTCACCGTCTTCCTTTGTATCCTCTACTTTCGCCTCAGTCGACTTGGCGTCCTCCTCACGCTTCCTCTGTCGCTCCTTCATCTCTTCATTGACAATTTCGTCAGCCTCCTTAACCAACTCTTCCATCGAAGTACCAGGCTTTTCCTTCTTAAGTCGCTCAAGAACCTCAGCAGGGTGAGAAATTGGCGCCTCATCGGGCTTGGTGTAAAACTTCGAGTTCTCATCACCGGGTGTATATCCAGTCTTTGTATCCATCATACCCTGTTTACGCTCCTGGAACATACGAGCAGCCTGAGCCTGGTTCTCCTTGTATCCAGACATGATTTCCTCCAACTTCTCGTTCGTATAATGAACATCCTCAATCTTTGCAGAATCGGGGGGAATGAGAAGCCACTTGTACATATCTACGACGTAGATATCAAACGTGGGATCCTCCTTTTGGAGGCGCTTGGCGTGATTGGCAGCCTCCTCACGGTTGGCAAAAGCACCACGAATCTTGATACCGAATTTGTCATTCTTTTGGGGTGCATCGGGACCCACAATAGAGAGACACGCATAGATTTGACCAGGTACAGTGGTATAATCTTGTTCGAGAGACATTATATTTATACATAGGCTTAAAACTTTAAGCTATTATCTATGTAAATGCATGAATACTGGGACAAGCAACCCGTACCTCGCGAAGGTACAGAACCCGGTGAAATAGACGAGTCTCGTGACATTGTAAAAAAAACGACAAAACTACCAAATGGTTTCGTGTGGTCCTCGTGTACTCTTAAAGAAGTGTGTGAGTTTTTGAGAGAATACTATGTAGTGCATGGACAGTTTAAATTGGCGTACACGGTTGAAGGTCTTAAATGGTCTATAGACGATAGTATTTGTATTCGAAAGATTGACACGAAAGAATTGGTGGGGTACATATCCAGTACACCTTTGGATGTGAACGTAGAAGGGAAGGAGCATAAGATGACCCAAATTGATTACCTATGTGTACATCCATCGTATCGCTCAGTGAGACTCGCACCACTTCTCATAACTGAAATTAAACGTCGAGCGAATAAGAGGGGTATTTGGCAGGCTATTTATACAGCGGTCACGAAGATTCCTACACCCATCACTAAATCATGTTATTGGCACAGGTTCTTAGATGTGAAACATCTCGTAAAGACTGGATTCCACCAAACGAATCGACTCCGTGAAAAGTTTTACGATATTCGGGGTCCGTGCAAACATGCGTGGAGAAAGATGACCATGGAAGATGTACCAAAAGTAGCTTCGATACTCAAGGAACACGTAAAGGAAGCTAAGATAGCTCCGGTCATCGCAGAAGACTATGTGAAACGAGTCGTACTACCTATTCACTCATATGTGAATGATACCACAGACGATTTCATCTCATTCTATGATATTCCGTATGAACGTCG